ATATTAGCGGAGAACAATAAACCTCGTTTACTTTATCACTTTAAAAACAGAGGGTATAGAGGGTTCTGTATGAACAGGCCCGATAAGGTATACGCTAAACTATCAGGAACAGAGAGAGAGCTTGGTGGTATACCTAATACATCAGAAGATGTAAAGCAAGCGCATGCATCTGCTATCGAATCTTATATAGAGAAGTGTATAGGATTAGACTTGGATGGTAGATATAGAGATCCTGAAGAAATGGGGACAATGCCATTTGCAAGAACGCTTGAGGATTGGGCAAGGTTTGATATTAATAACAGAACAAAGTTTGACGCTTCGATAAGTTCGGGGTTAGCCATTATGGCAAATCAAAAACATCTATATATTCCTGAGAAAAAAGAAACGAAAATAAGTATTAACTTCGCAAGATACAAGAATGATGGAACATTAAGCCAAATGATTCAATGAAAAATATAGCAATAAATATTGTCTCTACAAGTTTCCCAAGCCAATTCGCTACAGATGCTGAAAAAGCTACTGATGAATTTGGATTGCAAGTAGGTCAAGCAATTCAATATGAGTGGTTTAGAAAAGACGGAACTTCATGTAGATATTACGGTCAATGGAGAGAGTTTCATAGACTTCGTTTATATGCTCGTGGTGAGCAGTCTGTTACAAAATATAAAAATGAATTAGCTATTGATGGTGATTTATCCTATCTAAATTTAGATTGGACTCCTGTTCCTGTCATACCTAAGTTCGTTGATATTGTTGTTAATGGAATGTCTGAGCGTTTATTTAAGGTAAAGGTTTATGCACAAGATGCTATGTCTCAAGCAAAGAGAAATAAGTATCAAGAGATGGTAGAGACTCAGATGGCGGGTAAACCTGTGTTACAAAGAATACAAGACTTAACAGGAGCAGATCCATTTATGATGGATCCTGATGAGTTGCCTGAGAGTGATGACGAATTGCAATTGTATATGCAGCTTAACTATAAGCCTGCTATTGAGATTGCTGAAGAGGAAGCTATCAATACAGTTTTTGATGCTAATCATTATGACGACATACGCAAGAGACTTGATTACGATGAGATGGTATTAGGTATGTCAGTTGCTAAACATGAGTTTCTTCAAGGTGCGGGTGTTAAGATATCTTACGTTGATCCTGCCAATATAGTTTATAGTTACACAGAAGATCCTCATTTTAAAGATTGTTTTTATTGGGGAGAAATTAAAACACTTCCTCTTACAGAGTTGTATAAGATAGATCAGTCTTTAACCATTGAAGACTTAAAAGAAATATCTCAGTATAGTAAGGGTTGGTACGATTACTATAACGTAGCTCGCTTCTATGAGAATAGTATATTCACACAAGATACTTGTACGTTGATGTATTTCAACTACAAGACTACCAAGAAGATAGTATACAAGAAAAAGAAACTTGAGAGTGGTAACACTCGTGTCATTGAGAAAGATGATAGCTTCAATCCTCCAATAGAAATGATGGAGGAAGGCAACTTTGAAAAGATTGAAAAGACTATTGACGTTTGGTATGAGGGTATTATGGTTATGGGAACTAACATACTTCTTCAATGGAGATTGTCAGAGAACATGGTTCGTCCTAAGTCAGCTACTCAGCATGCATTACCAAACTATGTAGCCTGTGCCCCTCGCATGTACAAGGGAGCAATTGAATCATTGGTTCGCCGCATGATACCATTTGCTGACTTGATTCAAATCACTCACCTTAAACTACAGCAAGTTATTGCTCGCGTTGTCCCTGATGGTGTGTTCATTGATGCTGACGGATTAAATGAGGTAGACTTGGGAACAGGCGCTGCCTATAATCCTGAGGATGCATTGAGACTTTACTTCCAAACGGGTAGTGTGATTGGACGAAGCTATACACAAGATGGTGATTTTAATAACGCTCGTGTTCCTATCACTCAGCTGACATCTAACTCAGGAGCTGCTAAGACTCAGATGCTTATTGCCAATTACAATCACTATATGGATATGATTAGAACTGTTACAGGACTCAATGAGGCCCGTGATGGAAGTACTCCTGATCCAAACTCTTTAGTTGGTATTCAAAAATTAGCAGCACTTAATTCTAATACTGCTACTCGTCATATCCTTGATGCAGGGTTGTATATATATCGATCATTAGCTGAGGCTATTACATATCGTGTTGCTGATATCTTAGAGTATTCTGATTTCAAAGAAGAGTTTATTAATCAGATAGGTAGATTTAATGTATCGATACTAAGTGATATATCAGACTTGTATATCTACGACTTTGGTATTTTTATTGAGCTATCTCCTGATGAAGAACAGAGAGCACAGCTTGAGGCTAACATTCAAATAGCATTATCTCAAGGTAACATTGACATTGAAGATGCTATTGATATTAGGGAGATACGTAATCTTAAACTTGCCAATCAACTATTGAAGCTCAAGAGAACGAAGAAAGAGCAGAGAGAAGAAAAGATGAATATGCAGAAGCAAGCTCTTGTCTCTGAACAAAATCTTAAGTCACAAGAGTTAGCAGGTCAAGTAGCTATGCAGAAGATACAAATGGAGTCACAGGCTAAGATGCAAATCAAACAGGCTGAGGTGGCATTTGATATTGAGAAGATGAAACAAGAGGCTGCGCTTAAAACTCAGCTGATGGCTGAAGAGTTTAAGTACAACATTCAAATTGCTCAGCTTCAATCAGGTACATTGAGTCAACGTGACATGCAAAAGGAAGAGGCGAAAGATAAGAGAGTTAGTATTCAAAATACTCAGCAGTCAAAACTGATTGAGCAACGTAAGAACAACCTTCCATCTTTAAACTTTGAGTCTAATGAAGATAGCTTAGATGGTTTTGACTTTGCTGAATTTGAACCACGATAAAAACATATCAAAATTTTACCTAACTTTGTAAAAATTAAATCAAATGGAATTTACATCAGTAAGAGTTATTGACGGAGGCGAGACTAAGGGTGTTGCCGAAAAAGAAGCTGAATTGCTTGCGAACCATGAGGCTGCTCAAGCGGCAGCGGGACAACAGGAAGCAATAGAAAACATAGGAGCTGCTGCAGCGCAAGCACCTGACGTTTCTGAAGATAACGGATTAAAAGAAGAAGACGTTCTTTCATATATTGGGAAACGATACAATAAGCAAATCAATTCGTTTGACGAGTTGATGGCTGAGCGAGGTCAGGCTGAAGAGATGCCTGAAGACGTAGCTGCTTATATGAAATATAAAAAAGAAACCGGCCGTGGGTTTGAAGACTTCATTAAGTTGAAGGAAGATTACGAGACCATGGATTCGGATAAGCTTTTAAAAAGATATCTCCACTCCACACAGGAGGGACTTGATAGTGATGACATCGAGTCGTTAATGGAAGACTACACATACGATGAAGATCTTGATGATGAGTCTGCTGTTAAGAGGATAAAAATCGCAAGAAAAAAAGTTGTTGCTGAAGCAAAGAAATTTTTCAACGAGCAAAAGGAAAAATACAAAATGCCCCTTGAGTCAAGTGCGGTAGGTATTTCTGAGAGCGACAGAGAAGAACTCAATGCGTATAAGCAATATACACAGCAAGCGAAAACAATCGAAGAGGAGAATAACCGTAAGCGTCAATGGTTCGACCAAAAGACAAATGAGGTATTCAACAACGAGTTTAAAGGTTTTGAGTTCGATGTGAATAACCGAAAACTTACATTCTCTCCCGGAGATACGGCTGAGTTAAGAAAGATGCAATCAACTCCACAGAACTTTATTCAAAAGTTTTTGGATGAGAGTGGTCTTATTAAAGACGCAGCCGGATACCACAGATCGTTATCAATTGCAATGAACCCTGATAAGTTTGCCAAGTTCTTCTACGAACAAGGCATGTCAGATGCAACAGATGATGTTACACGCAAAATAAAAAACGTGAACATGTCAGAACGCAGAGCGACAGAGACTTCAGGAATGACCGGAGGTATGCAGGTTAAAGCAGTGAATCCTGATTCCGGACGAGGATTAAAAATTCGCAGCGCAAGAAAATTATAAAAATTAAAAACTAGAAAAAATGCCAGGACAAGTTTTAACAAACCCCAATTTTGCCTTAAATCCATCGGTTGATAAAGTAGCTTTATCAACTAACTACATTGGAACAGGCGGTACATCGTTTAACTTTTTAAATCAGTATCTTCCTGATACTTATGAGAAAGAGTTTGAGCGTTACGGTAACCGTACAGTAGCTTCATTCTTAAGAATGGTTGGTGCTGAGCTTCCTTCTAACTCTGACCAAATCAAATGGGCAGAACAAGGTCGTCTTCACATTAAGTACACTTCTGTTACTGTTGGTGCAATTGCAGCAGGTCAATCTCTTTTGACATTTGTATTGCCTTCAACTCAAACTACCTTAGCTATTCGTGTTGGTCAAACCATCATGATTCAGAATAACACCACAGGTGTATTCAGTAAGGCTATTGTTATTTCACTTACAGGTACAACTCAATGTACTGTTGCTTTTTACGAAGCAACTCCTGCAATTACTGCAGCAGCAGGTAACACTGTATTCATTTACGGTTCTGAGTTCAAGAAAGGAGAGAATGGAATGCAAGGTTCTTTGGAAGGAGAAGATGATATCTACTCTAACAAGCCTATTATCTTAAAAGATAAGTATGCCGTTAACGGATCTGACATGGCTCAAATCGGATGGGTAGAAGTAACTACCGAGAACGGTGCTTCAGGATACCTTTGGTATTTGAAGTCTGAGCACGAGACTCGTCTTCGTTTTGAAGATTACATGGAGACTGCGATGATTGAAGCAGTACCGGGTGATACAGGTTCAGGAGCTGTAACACAAGGTTACTATGGTTCTGAAGGAGTTTTTTATACTGTTAACCTTCGTGGTAACGTATGGGGTGCAGGTAACCCAACTACTTTGGCTGATTGGGACACTATCGTTTCTCGCTTGGATAAGCAAGGTGCAATCGAAGAGAACGTATTGTTCGTTAATCGTCAATTAGGTTTCGACATCGATAATATGTTGGCAGGATTGAACGGTTTGCCGGGTGCAAGTGTTGCAGCAGGTTCTTACATTGCAGGTGGTGCTTCTTTCGGATTGTTTGACAACGATGTTGAGATGGCTTTGAACCTTGGGTTCAGCGGTTTCCGTCGTGGTTATGACTTCTACAAGTCT